GCTGAGCTGGTGCGGGCGGCGTAACCGGCGCAGCCGGCGGCGCTGTGTAAGATGCCGGCGACGGTCCCAGCGGCGCACCGCCGACCGAGGTCGGACCCTGCGCAGGGATCGCGAGCGCCTGCGCCGATTTCTGCCGCTCCATCGCATCGGCAATTTGCTGACCGGCCTCCTCCTGCTGTTTGCGGTCCTTGTATTTCGCGATCAGGTTGGACAGCGGCGTAAAATCGAAACTCGAATTGATCGCGCCAACCGTGGGGAGCTGGAGCTGGTTGATCATGGGTTCACCTCACAGCAAGAGCGATGCGAGCGACAGGCCCGCGCCGAGAATGTTGCCGGCGCCCTGAGCTGCGCCCTGGGCCTGGAGCTGGTTGGCGTTGGCGTTGCCGCTATAGACGTTGCCGGCGACACCGACCTGGTTCTGCGCGTATTGCTGCGCCAGGTTGGCGAGATTGGTGTAGCCGCCCGCCTGTCCCGTGGCCGCGCCGGCCGTCGCGCTCTGGCCCATGCCGGCCATGCCGGCGAGCTGCTGTTGCCAGTTGCTGTATTGCTGATTTTGCAGGTTCTGCCCGAACGTCTGCGCGTCAATGTCGGCATTGCCGCTGTTCATCATGCCGGTGGCTGCACGCCTGCGGTTGATGGCGTCGAGGCCGGCGGTGATCGCGCCCTGGTAGCCTGGATTGTTCTGGAAGGCAGCTTGAGCCGCCTGGGTCGCCTGCGGCCCGCCAGCGCCGAGCGAGCCCATCAGGAGGTTGCCGGCCTGGCTGTATTGCTGGCCGAGCGACGACAGCGGGCTGTATGCGCCAATTGCCTGCCCGAGATTGGTTTGCCCAGTCTGGTAGCCCTGCCCGAGCGCCTGGTTGGCCTGTTGCTGGTAGGTGTTCAGCGCGGCGCGGTCGGCGTTGGCAGCATCTGCCTGCGCCCCGCCGCCGAACAGCGTGGAGAAAAAATCAGCCATAGCGTATCGCCTTAGTTGGCGTGTGGGAGGAACTGTCCGGTCGCCGCGTTGAACACCAGCACCTGGCCGTCCGCGATCTGGGCCGAGGCCGGCGGCGTTCGCGATGTCGCGGCCGGGAAATCGACATAGGCGAACATGTTCATGAACGCCTCGATGGTCTTCAGCTTCTCGTACCAGGTCGGATCGATTTCGCCGGTCGGTTTCTGGATCGGGATGTTCTGAGCTGGCAGCGCAAAATTGGCTTTCATCGGAGCTTGTCCATCATCATGTCGGCGCCCATGAACGCGAAATTCAATCCGGCGCTTTCATCGAAGCGCCAGCGCACCCCTTGCACGTCGGCCTGGCCCCAGATCCCCGCACGAGCGCGCAGGGCTGTCACCGACTGCCGGCCGAGCGCCACGTTGCGCGGGTTGCCGAAAGTCTGCCCGCCATCCCTGGACATCGAGATCGAGACCATCGCATTGGTCTCGTCGGGATCGTGACCCGTGGCGATGCTGGCGCCCTTGGTCATGTACAGCTCGATCTCGTTGACGCGGATCAGGTTCGGGAACGTCTGCAAGGGTCCGGTCTCGATCCGCATCCGCAAGGGATCGCCCACCTCGTTGCGCACGCTGCCGTCGATCTTCAGGAGGTTCGGCCCCTTCTGGTCGCCGCACACCCAGAACGGGTTGGGCGAGAAGCCGAGCTGGATCGGCTGGGTACCGCGCCACCAGGTCTGCAAATACGACTGGCGCTCGTGCCAGCTCAGCAGCGTGGTGTCGTATTCCCAGCACCAGGTCGGCGCCTGCACCACCACCATGCCGTGGCCGCGCGCGACATAGACGCCGACCGTGATCTTGGTCTTGTCCGGCTCGCGTTCGATGAGCTGGTCAATGTCGGGGGTCGAGACCGGCGTCGGCGTATAGGTGGTCAGGGTCGAGACCTTGTTGTCGTCGCCCACGAAGTAAATGCCCTTGCCCCAGCCATCCTCGTTGCCGGCGATGGCGTAGAGCCCGACGATGCCGCGGTAGATCGTGCTGATCCAAGAGAACGGATAGCCGGTGTCGTTCTCGTTGCCCCAGACCTCGATGGTGGCGGCGCCCGCGAGCAGGAGCTGACCGTTGCCGAGCGGCAATGCGCGGTAGAGCGCATCCGGCTTGCTCTCCGCTGTGGCGTAGTTCAGCGCATTGATGTTGAGCGAATTCGGATCCGAGGCCTGGGTCTTGCCGTTGCCGTAGGTGAAGATGAAGAACGACTGATGATAGACCACCGAATTCGGTTGTCCGATCACGGCGCCGCCGGATCCGGTCGGATACGTCCCGACACCCGTCGAGGGGTCGATCACAAACGCCCCGGTGCCAGGCACCACGCACACGATCTGCGGCGGCTGGGCCTGGTTGGCGGCGAAGAACACGTTGGCGCTGCCCGGCAGCGTGTTCGGCAAAGGGGTGCCTGGGCCGCCGATTGAGGGGTAGGTGTAGACGGTATTGCCGACTGCCGCATAGAACGTGCCGGCGACGAAGATGCCGCCGCGATACAGGCCGCCTGGAGCGGTCCCCCAGGCCGACAGGCCTGCGACCCTCCAGTAGGCGTAAGGCTTGCCAGCGGTCTTCGGAAGCGTTTCTGGATAGCAATTGACGAGCCTGCCACCAGCGACCTGGGGCGCCTGCCCCGGCGCCGTCAGCATCGGGAACGGAACATCCATCGGACCAGCTCAGAAGTAATAGGTGGCGATGGTTTCGTAGGTCGGCGTCTGTGCCACCAGGTAGCGCAGACGCCGCTCCAGCATCTCGATATAGCCATAGTCGAGCGGCGCATTGGCGAACTGCGCCGCCGCGAACGCGCTCACCATGTTGCTGATCACCTCGAATGCGAAATCGGGGATCTCGTCGCGGTCGTTGATCGCGATGATCTTGGACACCTCCGACAGGACCGCATCGAGCGAGTCGGACAGCACCGACTGCTCGACTGCGCCGAGCGCCTCGCCCGGCACCCACTTGCCGAGGTTACCCGCGGCGTTGTTGATAACCTGTGTCGAGGTGTAGGTCAGCGGCATCGTCTAATTTTCCGTATGCTCGATATTGATATCGGTCGAGCGCCCGACCCCAGCGCCAACCATTTCATCAGTGCCCCCGGTGCCTGTCGGCTTCGTGTGGCTCAGGCTTCTTTTCCGCCTCTTGCGAGGTGACATCGGAGGCTTTGCCGCATTCGAAAAAGCGGTTTTGCGCCATCGTCTTGTAGGTGTCGTCATCCACGGTCACCTCTTCCGCCTTGCTGTCGTAGAAGGTGTGGCCCCAAATCTCGACCACCTTGCTGTCATTTTTCGGCGCGTGATAGGTCACGCTGAGCTTCTTCATGGGAGTAATCCTTACGCATGTTTCACGGGAAACGTATTTTTACGGCGCGATGAAGCCTTCCAGGTAGATCGTGACCGGGTTGGGATTGGCCTGCGCACCGGCCGCCGCCGCGACCACGGTCAGCAGCATGTCGGTGTCGGCCGGGTACTGGTAGTACAGCGCACCCGCAGGGAACGCCGGCAGCGCGCCGCCCGCCTGGCCGACAGTGGAGGCCGACAGAAAGCGCGTCGGGTTGGCGGCATCGCCCAGGTTGAACGTCAGCGCGGCACCCGAGTCGAGTTTTGGGATGTTGGGACCGAACCAGCCGGTGACCACAAAATCCTTCGGGATGCGGAACAGCGCGGTCTGCGCACCGACCACCAAGAGGTCGGTCGCCTGGGCCGTGCCGCCAACATTGGCGGCGCCGCCGATCACCTTGCGCGTGCGAGCGAAGCCCTGGGAGCCTGCCTGGGGCTGTTTGTATGCAATGCGAGCAGCCATCGTGATGGTTCCTTTTGCTCGTGAACAAAAAGGCCCGGCATCGCTGCCGGGCCGGGTGGATTACTTCACGGTGACGAAGCCCGTCACGATGCCCCAATCAACGAGGTCGCCAGTGGTCGCGCCGGCCACCGCGAGCGGTGCCTTGGCGATCTTGCCGACGCCGTACTGGGTCTCAATGCCAATGCCGAACACGAACTCATAATCGCCGTCTTCCAGCTGGGTCGGACGCGGTAGCTGGCCCATCGCATAGGCCATGGCCGCCTGGCCACAGAGGAAATACGGCTCGACATCGCCGCCACCGCCGCCGACGCCCTTGAGCAGCAGGCGGGAGGTGATCTCCGGAATGTTCTTGTAAAGGATGCCGTCATAGAGCAGTGCCCCGCCGGAAAAGATCGGGTTGGTGCCGGTCGGGTTGTTTTCGCGGACCCGCGCATCGCGGTTGGCCTGGAACATGGTGGGATCGTTTTGCAGCGACGTGAAGGCGCGATCCCCGAGGAAACAAACATACATTTCCTCGTCCAGCTCCTCGATCTCCCAGGGCGTGATCTTGGGCCGGCCGTTGTACTGGCCGGGCACGTTGGGATCGTACCCGCTCTGCTTGGCAAGGCCCTTCGCCAGTGAGCCCACCGCCGCCGTCATCTGGTCGGTGCCGGCGACGAGGTTGGCAAGAGCCGTCGCCATCGTGGTCGAATAGTTCGAGGTCTGGTGCCCAAACAGCACCCGGTCGAACTGCGCCGACACCCAAGCATTCTGCTGCGCCACGGTGGACAAATTCCACTTCACGCCGTTGACGCGGTTGCCGGGGGTCTGGAAACGACCCGGCTGCACCGAGGCAGTCGGGATCGCCAGCAGGCTATCCACCAGGTCGTCGCGCACGATGCGCCGCGACCAGCCGCGCAGCAGATTGCGCGCGGTGGAGCGGACATCGAACGAGCTTTCCTTGTTGGTGGCGCGGTTGTTGGCGACCGCATTGCGGCCCCAGTCCGCCCAGATGGGGAAGCCGTAGGAGTCCATCATCTCCTCATTGCCGCGCAGCGTGCCGACGCCCACACCGAGGCCGGTCATCTGGTTGACGAGAGGAATGTTGATCTCTTTGCCGTTGGCTTCCAGGTCTGCCATTCGCACGATGACGCTCGTGCTCGTGTCGCCCATGAAGGGATCGAACCGAGAGCGGCGCAGAAAGTCGGAAATGACTTGCCGGCGAAACTTGATCAGTTCGTTGTTGACGTGATTGGACGTAAGCATTGCCGTGACCCTCAGAGGTCAGCGGCGCGCGTCTCCTAGCGGCGCCGCTTGGCTGAAACGGCTGCGCGAAACAGGGCTTGGTCTGATGGTTCGGAAAGAGCTTCATCCGCACCAACCGCGCCGATATCCGACAGCGATGGGATGGTGGGGACCGTTGATTGAGTGACTGAGTTCGCGAACGAGCCGTTGGCTTGTGCGTGACCGCGAGCCGCCTGCATGACGCGCTTCTGGAATTCGGGGTTTTTCATCGCCTCTTCCAGAATTTTCGTCTTGTAGCTTTCGAGGTCGCCGCCGATCTCCTGGAGCGTGGCCCGGTCGAGATGCGCGCGTGTGATCACCCCATAGGGATCATGGCTCGACATCGCTCGATTGTAGGTATTCCACGCCTGGGGATCGTGACGCGCCATGCCCTGTTCAAGGGCTGCACGCGCCGCCGTCACCTGGGGCTCGCCATACATGCGAACCGCATTGTCGGCGCTATAGGCCTCCGTCCGCATCTGCTCGCGCGCCTGCATCCGCTCCATGTACGGCATCATCATCTGTTCGAAGAACGCTCGCGGGTTTTCAAACAGGTCGGCCGGCTTTTGCTGCGGCTGTTGCTGCGGCAGTTGCACCTGGAGGGCTGCGAGTTGCGCCCGCAAGTCCGCTGCCTCGCGTTCGGCCCGGCGCCGGTTCTCGCTCTCCTCGCGCAGACGCCCCGAGGGGATCTGTTCGGGTACGTCGGGCTTGTCCGGTTTGTCGGGCTTGTCGGTTGGCTTCGGTTCGGGCGGGAGCTGCGGATTTTCGAACTTTTCAAGCGTCGGTGTTTCCACTGCCTGATTGAACAGTTCGACATCCTGGTCTGTGTCACTCAAGTTCGGTCTCCCCGGATTGTCGTGATCCGGCAACGTGGTCTGACTGTCGCGTCAGACAGGCGTAGCAAGCCGCTCCCCGCTTGCAGGGGCGTGCGATCTCGTTCGCGCGGGACGTGGGTGCTGCGATCTCGTTCGCAGCGGACGTATTACTTCTGGCCCTTGCAGAGCGCGTTCAGCGCGTGATGGACGACGGCCTTGTCGAGCTTGTAGGGCGAGGCAATGTTGGCGATGTCGTTGATGTAGTCACGGATGCGCTGCATCGCCGGCTCGATCTCGTCCGGCGGGCTTTGCAGGAACAGGTCTCGGAAGCCGGCGCAGATGTCGGTGATGAGGGCGGCCTGGATGATCGGGTCCATGACGTTACTCCGGGATCTGTGGTTGCTGAGCCTGCTGAGCAGCTTGCTGGGCTTGCATCCGATCTGCATTGCGGTGCGCGGTGTCGGTCATGCGGTCGGCGGTGCGGTGAAAATGATCCATCGCGCGGTCGGCCATCTGGTTCTGCATGCCCGCGACCCGGTCGGCGTTCTTCTGAGCGTGATCGGCAAGTAGCTGCAAGGGGCTCATCAGCGCACCGTGGGTGATGTTGTGCGCGGTGGCGCGCTTGTGCATCGCGGTGGCGTTGGTCTCGTTGATGTTGGCCAGCTGCTCTGCGATGTCGAGCTGATCCTTGCCTGGCTGCGCCTGGTCCGGCATGCCTTCCTTCTGCGCCTTGGCGGCGTTGAGCTGGGCCTGGGTGTTGATCTTGCCGATCTCCGCGGTCTTCTTCTGCACGTCGGCCTGCTTGTCCGCGAGCGCGATCTGCATCGCCTGTTGCTTCATCGGGTCCGGCGGCTGGTTCATGAGCTGCTGGAGCTTCTGCTTCTCGCTCGCCGGCAGGTTCGACACCTCGATGATCGCGGCCGGCGGCACCGGCACCTGGTTCTGGCTGAGCGCGATCAGCACGTCGAAGATGTCATTCATGACGGTCTCGGCGTCCTGGCCCTCGTCCATCTTGATCTCCACATCGATGTTGCCAAGGAAATTGACCAGCATCGGCAGGCCGTATTCGTTGAGCTGAAGGCCGTTGATCTGCATGAACTGCGCAACGCCCTGGTTGGTCGAGACCCGCAGCATGCGGTCGGCCGTCCAGTATTTCTGGGCTGCGATCCAGGCGGCGCGGTACCGCTCCAGCTTCCAGATCCGAAAGTTTTTCAGGAAAGGCCCCAACTCAGCCAGGCCCGCCTGTTGCAACATGTTGGCAGCTCGACCGGAGACGTTCTGGCCGAACTGGCTGATGAGCTGCTGATTGGGACCGAACCCGTCGATCTCGGCCTTGGCGTCGTTGTAGTAGTTGGTCTGCTGGATGAACTCCTGCTCAGGCTGGATGATCTCCAGGTCTTTGCTGTCGCCACGATAGACGATGGTGCCGTCAGGCCTTGCCACCTCGCGCCTGGTCGCCTCGACATCATCGACCGCGCCCTCTTTAAGCTTGATCTGGCGCGTGTTCATGATGTGCATCGCCTTGGAGCGATGCTGATTGATGGCGTCCTGGGGACCGCGCAGCCGGCGCACCAGGCCATAGTGGTCGCCGTGAATATCGACGTAAGCGGAGAATGCCTGAAATTTCGAAATGCTCTGGCCCCGCTCGTTGATGAAGGGGCTCTCGCCGCTCATCAGCTCAACGATGCCGGTGTGGAGCGACCACTTCCAGATCTGGCCTTCCTTGTACCAGTGATCGACCAGGCGAACGCGATGATAGATGTCGATCCACATCGGCTCGCGGTCGGCGTCGAACGCGGTCCAGTAACCGCCGTCGTTGTTGGTGCTCTGCCGGATCTCATCGAGCGAGCCGGGGAACATTGCTTCCAGCTCGTCGGAGTCGGCCCATTTGTAGACGCCGTGAAACCGGGTGTCGTGGAAGTTGGTCCTGGTCGAGCGCGGATCGTAGAAATAAGTTCGGGGGTCAACGTAATTAAAGCCCAAGTCTGGATCCTGCTTGTCGCCCTTACGAAGCACCAGCTCAGAAACGCCAATGCCGTGGATCAGGGCGTCCTTGCAGCACTCGACCTCCAGGTCTTCGACAGCCGAGGCATCGCAGATCGTTCGCACTACCTGGGTGGCGACCTCTGCGCCCTGCTCTCCGTTCGGTGTGTTCGGGTAAGCCTTGGGGTCGGTGCGCAGGCGGCGGATGGTGCCGGTGAGGCTGTCGATCTTGCGCCCGGTGCGATCAAAGGTGATGGCGGGCTGTTGCCGCTTGCGCAGGATCCTGAGCTGCTCAATCGTCCACTGATCGACGTGATAATAGCGCCAGGCGAGGCGCTGCTCATCAATCTCGCGTCCCTTGGCGAAGGCATAGTTTTCGAACTCCCTTCTGCGCTTGACGGTCGAGGGCCACTGGTTGCCGTTCGCGTCCCATCCATCATACTTGTTGTCGCCCTGGTACTGGCCGAGGTTGCCGACATCTTCCAGGCTGATCATAGGGTCATCGGATCAATCGTCTTGAGCTTGCGTTCGGATCTGTAGCCGTCGTCCGGCGGCTTCGGCGTTGCGGTCCTGCTCACCTTGCCGATCACCATCTTGTCGAG